ATTTGGATTGGCTGTGTACTGCTCCTAGTGAGCGTGTTCCGCCTTCGAAGCATAAGATGGCTGTTCATTTGGGGGTGAATGAGACGACGTTGCGTCGTTGGGAGAAGCGTGAGCCGTTTTTGTCTTTGTGGAAGGCGAAGGTGGATGATATTCAGGGTTCTCCGGAGCGTACTCAGCGTCTTTTGGATACGTTGTATTCTAAGGCTTTGGAGGGTGATACGAAGTCTGCTCAGTTGTATTTGCAGGCTACGAATCGTATGGCTCCTGCGACGGTGACGGTTCAGTCTTCTAAGCAGGCTTCTCAGTTGTCTGATGAGGAGTTGGATCAGTTGATTGCTGCTGTTGCTGAGCGTGAGAAGGCTTCTAGGGCTCAGTTGAGGGTGGTATGAACCTTGTTGAGTGTCCTGAGTGTGGTTGTGAGTATCCGCCTGTTGCTACCCATTGGATTTGTCCTGCTTGTGGTATTGATGATAATTCTCAGCCTAAGATGGCTGTTCACGAACTAAGGGAGGACTGATGGCTACGCCAGGTCGTTTGAATTTGAAGATTGTTCGTGGTGACACGCAGAACATTGTGGTGAATATGACCTCGAATGGTACTACGCCGATCAATATTACGGGGCGTACGTATCGTGCCCAGATTCGTACCACGAAGGATTCGGGGATTGTGGATGCGGCGTTCACCTGTACGGTGACTAATGGTGCGGCTGGTCAGGTGACTTGTTCAATGTCTGCGGCTACTACAGCTGGTCTTGCGTCTGGAACCCATTATTGGGATTTTGAGGAAACGAATAGCGGGGTAGTGACAACTATTTTTGCTGGCACCGTGACGGTGTTGGCGGACGTGACGAGGTAGCGATGGCAACACAGAATGTGACCGTGAGTGTTGGCGACGCCATTACAGTTATTTCATCTGGGACGATTGGGCCGACCGGTGTTCAGGGTGCGCAAGGCGCACAGGGAGCACAGGGCGTTCAGGGTGCGCAAGGTGTCCAAGGTTCTCAGGGTTCACAGGGCGCTCAGGGTGCTCAGGGCCCACAGGGTGTTCAGGGGAACACGGGTGCACAGGGCTCAACTGGCGCACAGGGTTCTCAAGGTCCACAGGGTGCTACTGGTGTTCAGGGTCCTCAGGGTAATACTGGTGCTCAGGGCTCTGTAGGACCTCAGGGTCCGCAGGGCAACGCTGGACCGCAGGGTGCAACTGGAGTTCAGGGCCCTCAAGGTTCACAGGGTTTGACTGGTCCTCAGGGTGCTACTGGTTCTCAGGGTCCGCAGGGTTCCCAGGGGTCTCAGGGAGTTCAAGGTGCACAGGGTCCGCAGGGTGCGCCGGGTACTGGTGCTGGTGATGTGTTGTCGTCTGCGACGAATACGTTTACGACGAATCAGGTTATTTCTGGTTCGACTACTGCGGATTTGTTGAGGATTACGCAGACTGGTGCTGGTAATGCTTTGCTGGTTGAGGACAGTACGAATCCTGATTCAACACCGTTTGTGATTGATGCAAGCGGTCGTGCAATTGTTGGTAACACAACATCTGTTTCTGTCGGTGGAATCAATCCGTTATTGCAGGTTCATAACACCCTTGCAAACGCTTTTCTTGCCCGTTGGAGCGCTAATGCAAGTGGTTCTGAGTTGCGTATGGGTAAATCTCGTTCTGCAACCGTTGGAAGTTTTTCTGTTGTTTCCGCATCAGATGTGTTGGCGACAATCAATGGTTATGGTGATGATGGTACAGAATTTATTTTGGCTGGAAGCGTAGCGGTTCGTGCCGAAGGCACGATTTCTACTGGTGTGGTTCCCGGTCGTTTGGAGTTTGGTACAGCCAATTCATCTGGCGTGAATACGGAGCGTATGCGTATCGACTCCGCTGGTGGTGTCAGCATTGGCGGAACAGCGATTGCAGCAGGAAGCACGCTTCGTCTAAGCAGGAATATCACAGGAGCGACCACAGCAAATGCCGTTATTTCTGATGGGGTGATTCAGTCTGATGTAACAGCAAATGCTCGTGGGTTTATGAGCCGTCCGACAGTCGCAGCAGCAAGTTTCACTATTCCCACCGTTGCTCATTTTTATGCCAACCCATCAACGGTTGGTGCTGGGGCGACAATCACAAACTCTATTGGGTTCCATGCTGAATCAACGGTTGGTGATAATAGTTCCGGAACCGTCACGAACGCATTTGGTTTCTATGGAAACCTTGCTTCTGGAACCAATCGCTACAACCTGTACATGAACGGTACTGCCGCTAATTATTTCGCCGGTCGCCTCGGTGTTGGTGCGACTCTCACTTCGGGTGCGATGGCACAGATCACGAACACGACCGCAGCTGATAAGGTGCTGGTGGTCAAGGGTGCCGCTTCTCAGACGGGCAACCTACTTGACGTTCAGAACTCGGCTGGAACAATACTCTTGGCTGTCAACTCTACTGGCAGGCTTTATGTTGACTCTGATGCCCCATACGCCGTATCTGGTTTTGGAAATCCAAATCTTTCCGTGGGTTCAAATGGCACCACCGATGGAGTGATGATTGCCGCTTGGTACAACACAGCAAGTGGCGCACCATCGGTTCGAATGGGTAAAAGCCGAAGCGGTGCTCAAGGAACGTTTGGGATTGTTACATCTGGCGACACGCTCGGACAAATTGTGTTTGGCGGCGATGATGGGGCGAAGTTTGCTGCATCAGCAAGAATCGCAGTCTTTAGTGATGCAACTCCAGGTCTTGACAGCATGCCTGGTCGTCTGGCGTTTTTCACTACTGCTTCCAGTTCGACAACCCCAACAGAGCGTATGCGTATTGACTCCGCAGGTCAAGTCGGTATCGGTGCAACACCAACTGCTGGTAGGACGTTGCTTATCGGCAAAAATATTACTGGAAGTACGAGCAGTTTTGCTGTTTTGGTAAACGCAAACGTTCAGTCGGATGTAACCACAGAAGCGGTTATGTTCAGAAGCGTTGCGAACACGCAAGCAACATCGTTTACGGTTCCAAACCTTTACCATTTCCAAGCAGTTACGACAAATATCGGTGCTGGTTCAACTGTTACGTCTCAGTACGGATTCATGGTTCCATCTGGTTTCCCGACCGCAACTAACAATAACTTTGCTTTTTATAGTGATATTGCGGCTTCAACTGGTCGCTGGAACCTATACATGAATGGCACCGCAAATAACTATCTTGCAGGTCGTTTGGGTGTTGGTGCAACCAACACCTCTGGCTCAATGGTCCAAATCGTCAACACCACAGCCACGGACGACGCCCTGCTCATCAGGGGGGCCGCCGGCCAGTCTGGTTATCTGACTGAATGGCAAAACAACAGCGGAACAACCGTTGCATATGTTAGTGTTGACGGAACCTCATCGTTTGGTTCGCCACCAGATAGCGACCAAGCGGTGTTGGCTGGAAGCATTTTCAACTAAAGGAGAAATAATGTCAATCGATTATTCTGCACTTCTTTCCAATGAACAGAAGCGCTCCGTACTCAGTCAACGAATTTCACAGTTCGCCGCAGAAGCATGGCAACATGAACTCAACAAGCGAACCTGCATCCAGATTGGTGACGAAGCCGGTGTCGAAAACGCAGACAACGCACTCAAGGTTCTTGAAGCGGCGATTTCGGTGCATCAGACTGAACTTGAAGGGATTGTGGACGCAGATTGATTTCTGTCGTCACAACGACATACAACACCCCACCAAACGTCCTAGCCAGAACATGGGCGTCCCTGAAGGCACAAAACTTCAAGGACTGGGAGTGGGTCATCTGGGATGACTCCACGACCAACGACGTCTGGAATCAGGTCTACGGACTTGCCTCTGATGAACGCTACAAGATTCAGATGCACCGCTCCCATGTACACTCTGGCTCCATTGGAGCGGTCAAGCGCAAGGGGTTCATGGTCGCTGAAGGCGACATACTGGCGGAACTGGATCACGATGACGAACTGACTGTGGACTGCCTCCAGAAGGTCAATGACGCATTCTTGGCAAACCCAGAGGCTGGGTTCGTGTATTCGGACTGGTGCGAGATTCTCCCCTCAGGGGAGTCTGGGGTTTACCCTAAGGGCTGGGCCTTTGGGTACGGCTCGGAGTATTGGTCAGACCAGTACGGGGTGTGGGTAATGTCGGCACCCCCCGTCAACGAGATAACGATGGGGCACATCGTGTCCGCCCCAAACCACATCAGGGCTTGGAAAGCAGACCTGTACAGGGAAATTGGGGGGCACAATCCAACCCTTCCGGTTGCTGACGACTATGACCTTTGTGTACGCACATACCTTGCTACGGATATGGTGCATATCCCTGAGATGCTGTACAAACAGCACATTGGGGGTCATACGGCTCAGCGTCAGCGTAACGATTTGATACAAAGGTTGGTGGCAGAGATTTCTGCGGAGCACGCTGGGTCTATAAAAGCCAAGGCATCAGGTAACGAACGGAGTCTTTAGTATGGCAACATTTTCAAAACTGACCCTGAGCGGTTCAACCGATGGCAAGGCCATCAAGGTTGCTGCCACGGCAACCGCAGGAACGCTGATTCACACAGCGTCCAGCACCTCGACCACATTCGATGAAATCTGGCTCTACGCACAGAACACCGATACGACTGACCGCAAGTTGACGATTGAGTTCGGTGGAACTACCGCACCAGATGACCTGATTGAAGTCACGGTCACAGCAGAGTCGGGCTTGTTCCTTGTTGTTCCGGGTCTTGTCCTGAAGGGGAATGCAACTCCTCTGGTCGTCCGTGCATTTGCTGCTAGCGCAAACGTCCTGACGATCCATGGGTACGTCAACCGAATCACGGCATAACGATGACTAGTCGTAGCAGGGACAGAGTTTCCCAGTTGGTTTCAACATGGGGTCGCAGGCCAACTACCGGTCTTGCTTACGGTGTGGCGACTGGTGGAAACTCAAGTTCGACAGTAACTGTCAACGGTGTGAACTACACGGTCCTCACTTTTACTTCAACTGGAACGCTTACAGTCACCAAGACTGGCGAGTTTGATGTTCTCGTTATTGGTGGAGGTTCGTCGGGCGAAAATGCTTGGGCTGGAAACGGTCGACCGGGTTCCGGCGGTGGTGGTGCTGGTGGCTATTCGCAGGGAACTGTTTATTTGACCACTGCCAACTCGTACGCAGTAACCGTTGGTGCTGGCGGCACCAAGCCCAGTGGAACGATTGAGGGTCCATATTTCGGAACTTCTTCTGCGATCAACGTCACAAGTGCAACTGGTCAACCAGTTTTCTTTGGTGTTGCATCTGCATCTGGCAAGGGTCAGGCACCTGCTTGGTCTGGTGGCTATCTTGCTAATCACTCTCTTGCTGGTGGAAATAACGGTGGTTCTGGCGGTGGTTCTGGAAACGGCGGCGGTGGCGGCGGAATTGGTGGAGTCGGCGGAGCGGTTGGAACTGGTGGAACCGGTGGGGACTTCTCAGCGTTCTTTGGCCAATCCGCAGGAACAACCTATCTCGGTGGTGGTGGTTGCGGTCGCAACTCTGGTGGAACTGTTTATGCTGGTGGCGCTGGTGGTGGCGGCGGAAACAGCCCCGGTACCGGCACAGCAAACGGTGGGGCAAATACTGGTGGTGGTGGACGAGGTGGCGCAGATACCGACAGCGGTGCTGGCGGTTCTGGTGTCGTCTACATTAGGTTCAAGGCGTAATTATGGCACACTTTGCACAGGTTGAAAATGGCGTTGTCAAGCAGGTAATTGTTGTTGACAACAAGGATTGTGCTGGTGGAGATTTTCCAGCAAGTGAACCAGTTGGTCAAGCATTTCTTGCATCAATTGGTTTGGGTGGAACTTGGCTTCAGACAAGTTATTCGGAATCATTCCGTGGACGCTTCGCAGGAATTGGCCTTGTCTACAATCCAGTCACCGATGAGTTCGTAAGACCAACTGAGGAGCAGGAATGAAATTGTCATCCGAACATCAGGCAATTCTGAAGTCTTGGGCAAAGGTGTTTGCGGCCGCTGTAATTGCGGCCTACTCGGCTGGTAGCCGTGACTGGACCGTTATCCTGAACGCAGGTGTGGCCGCATTGATTCCAGTTGTTTACTCTTGGCTGGATCCAAAGGATTCACGCTTTGGTCGCCGTGTTGTTGTGAAGAAGAAGGCTGTTAAGAAGAAGTAAATGGAACTGGCAGACCTTCTCAACGAGAAGGAATGGCGCAAGTGCAAAGGACCAGAAAATGGTTCAGCAGATCAACTGGTTGAAGCGTTTGCGTATTTTTGCTCGACTTATTGGACTATCCGCCATCCTGAGCGTGGTCGCATCAAGTTTGCTCTTCGTGAAGCACAGGAAGAAACTGTACGCACTTGGATCGAAGAGCGTTACAGCATTGTGCTCAAAGCACGCCAGATCGGATTCTCAACACTAGCCGCAGCGTTCGTATTCTGGGAATCATTCTTCTGGGCAGACCGATTTGTTGTCATGCTGAGTCGTACCGAACGTGAAGCATCCAAGCTTTTGCAGAAAACCAAATACGGCTACAAGATGATGCCGCAATGGATGAAGGTCCGTGGACCAGAACTGATTTCAGACAACCAGCTCAAGATGGTTTTCTCAAACGATTCCGCAATTGAATCTTTGCCTTCCGGCAATGATCCTGCACGTGGTGAATCCGTATACCGTGTCGTTATTGACGAAATGGCATTCTTGCCAAACCCTGAAGAAGCTTGGGCTTCTATTGAACCAATTGCTGACGTTGGTGGACGTGTCATCTGTCTGTCAACCGCTAACGGTGAAGGAAACATTTTTCACCAGTTGTGGGTTGGTTCGCAGAATGCGACCAACCGATTCAAAGGAATCTTCTTCCCATGGTCAGCTGGAGATCGTGACCAGTCTTGGTATGAAGCTAAAAAACGTGACCTGCCAGATTGGCAGTTAGCGCAGGAATACCCCAGCGATCCGGAAGAAGCATTCGTTCGCTCTGGTCGTCCAGTCTTTGACTTGGACGTCCTCCGAGAAATTGAACCAATAGTCCCCGAAGAGGGCTACTTGAGTTCAACCAGCGTCAGAACCGTCTTCAGATTTGTTGAGGACGGTGGTCCTCTAAGGATCTGGGAAATGCCTCAAGAGGGCGAATCCTATGTGATTGGTGCAGACGTCGCTGAAGGCTTGGGGCATGGTGACTACAGTTCAGCCCATGTGATTTCTGCGGACACAGGAATCGTTGTCGCCCATTGGCATGGGCACATTGACCCAGACCTGTTCGGTGAGGACGTTCTGGTTGCTTTGGGTTATTTCTACAACCATGCCCTTATTGGTGTTGAATCTAACAACCATGGTTTAACGACGTTGAAGTCTTTGGCTAGGGTTGGTTATCGGAACCTGTACAAGCAGCGTAAGATGAACCATACGAATCCTAAGGTTTCTGATTCTTTGGGGTGGCGTACCACATCGGTTTCTAAGCCCTTGGCCATCGATGAGCTGAATGCGGCTCTTAGGGATCATGCTTTGTCCTTGTTTGATTCTTTGACGGTGGCTGAGCTGAAGACCTTTATTCGTGAGGCGAACGGGAAAATGCATGGTTCTCCGCATGATGACCGGGTTATGTCTTTGGGGATCGCCAACCAGATGTTGAAGTATGTTTGGCTTCCTGAGTACAGGAATGATTTGGAGCCCAGAAAGAACTCTTTGGATTGGTGGGCACGGCATATTATTAGGGATATGCCTGATAAACCGGCGAAAATCGGGTCGTTTAACGTCGCTGAGTAACGAAATCCCCTATTATCGATGAAAACTTTCCGTTGTTTAGAGTGCTTGACTGAGTTTGATGCAGACGAACTCCCGAGAAGGGGTTCTGTTTGCTTTAAGTGCCATGTGAAGTCAATTCGCCTAGGTTTTACTCATGGTCAGGAAGATTTTCACGGCCCAACTATTAAGGAACGTCAACATAAAATTGTTGAGGACGCCAGGATTAACGGCTATAACGCCGAACCTGTGACGAATTGGATGTGATGTGGAAGCCATCTGGGTACCGATTGCGGTCGCTGTTATATCAGGTCCGCTGGTCGTGGTACTTCAGAAACTACGCAAAGAAAACACCTCACAGCACGAACAAGGTCAAATCCTGTTAAGGATGCTTGGTTCCAAGGTAGATAAGATCGGAAGCAAATTGGACAACCATATTGGTTGGCATGAAGGGCAAGAAGATGGCAAGAATCTCTAACCAGGAACTGATCACCCGTTACCGGGAAAAGATTGAACAGTCACGTCGTTGGCGTCGTGAAGACAACTACGACAAAACCTGGAAGCGCATGATCGACATGTATCGTGGCAAGCACTTCCTGAACAGCTCCGATGAAGACCGGATGCTGATCAACGATGCGTTTGCAACGATCAACGTCATCTGGCCAAGCGTCTCCGTGAATCATCCAAAAATTACGGTTAACGCAAGACGTTATGAAGATGCCCCGAAGGCGATTGTGACCGAAGAGGTTGTGAACTATTGGTGGAAGCATTACGAGTGCCAAAGCGAGTTCCGTCGTGCAGTCAAGGACATGCTCATTGTCGGTCATGGATGGTTGAAGACCGGTTATCGTTTTGTTGAAAAGACTGAAGGCGAAGAGTACGATACAGCTGATGAGCTTGCAGCACCGGAATCAATCACGGAATCGGAAATCATTATCACCGAGGACCGTCCATTTGTTGAGCGTATTAGCCCATTTGATGTTTTTGTTGATGCCGATGCGACGTCAATTTCCGACATGCGGTG